TGAATCATATTCAGAATAAAGTTGTGGTCTTAGGTATTGATAATTATATCCTGCTTGTTGACCCCACAATGATGTTGAGGAATTAGAATAAATTCTATTAAATCTATCTACTAATGAATTTGTTTCTACTTCTCCTGATTGTTGTATTTTGTTAACGTCAAAAACCTTAAGTTGATTGCCCCCAGTATTACGTATAATTACGTCTGTAGAAAACAATCTTCTTAATCTTGAAAATAAACCCGTGTCTGCCATGCTTTTATTTATTTATAAATATTATAATAACCATTTAATATTATAAGAATCTCCATTTATTTTTTGTTCATATGGATTACTTACATTATTATTACCAGAAAACCCACCACTATATGTAGTTTTATTGGATTTTATACTTACTAAAGCTGCTCTAGCTGAGTCTAAACTCTGCTGTTGAAACTTTAATGAAGTATCTCGTAGGAACATACCAATCCCAAATGACATAACCAAGTCATCGTTATAGCCTGTCTGAGCTTCTGGTCTTCCATTTTTCCAAACGAATACTTTCATTTCTTCTAGTAAACGTTTTGAGCGAATTGTTACTGATCTATCACCAACAAATTCTCTAAATTTATTAATACAAAGAGGTCTTGTTCTCATTGACATAGTAAAACCAGGAACCATTTCAGAATTACCTTCATATACTCTAAGATATGATTCTGCCGTTAGTTGATCTGATTTAGGGGATTGATATAAATTTCTATATCCTCTTTCTTGTATTGCATCTAATGTTGCCCATCCAATATTAGCATTTTCAACTACTAACATTGCATTATTATATTCTGTAGCTAAACCTGTAAGAAAATAACCAAATTCTTTAGGTGGCATTTGTCCCTTATATTCTGCTACTTGTGTGTTGGTTGCTATATCCATTACATGACACGCAGAAAAATCTTTACCATCACCTCTAGCAACATCAGCTACAACCATATATTCTCTAGAATAATCTGCTTGCTCCCAAATCCATAAATTTTGATCAACACCTCTTCTTTCCATCGGGTCTTGTATAGTTGTTTCTTTAACAAAATCAACCCATTCAGAATAAAATACAATATCACCTGAAGTACTAAAATCACAATCACACTCTTGTGCTGCTAATCTAGGATCACCTAATAATTCATCTTGTGAATCTCTCCATGATTGATCTCTTTCAGGGTGAACCCACCAAGGTAATTTAATTGGTAAAAATTGATTTTCGTTTGATTCTGCATTAACCCATGTTTTATGAAACCAATTACCAGTACCATAAGGTGTAGATAATACAATAGCACCACCACCCGTTGCTAGTGTTTGTTGAGCTGATGCCCAAATTTCTCCAATATTATCAATAAAAGCTGCTTCATCAATTAACAGTAATGAAACGGCTTCTGATCTACCTGCATCACTACTTGCAGATGTTGCTTTAATTATTGAACCATTACTTAATCGAAGTGATAATTTATTATTTTCTTCTGCTTTAATTTGAAGCCATGAAGGTAAGTTGTCATACATAAACTTAACCTTCGTAACCATGTTACGTGCTGTTTCTTGTTTGGTTGCAATACATAACACGTTTTTATCCTTATGAAACAACATTAACCATAAAGAATAGCCTGCGGATAATGTTGATATGCCTAACTGACGTGATTTTAAGATAATTGAGTAAGGATTATCTCTAACTAAATGTAAGGCTTTTTCTTGAAAAGGATACAAACCAAATTGAATCCTACCTCTTTGAGGATGTTGAATATAGCAATATTTTTTCATAAAATGAGCTGGATCTTGAGCACACTTTAAATATTCTTGTCTTATTGCTTTTTTTAAATCAGCCATTATTTACCTATTTTCCAATATAGTCTTCCTGATATTACGGGTTGTAAATCTTGATTAACTCCTAATCCTAGACCATATATTTGTTTTTTCTTATCTTTATATAACAATTCACCACCTAAATAATTAATTTGGTCACTTCTTCCTTGTAAACCAAATCCCCAATAAAATTCTCTATTATTAAGATATATCTCTTCAGTTATTGTTGTTTTGGGGATTAAAACATTAGATTTAATTCCTCTTTTCCAAACTGTGTTTTTGTAAATTGTATCTGTTATTGTTATAATACCTAATGAATCTAATACAATTTCATCTACAAAAACATTTTTAGCATAATAATCTTTTAATACTTCTAAGGTATCAATAGGTATATTTACTAAAATAGAATCAACTTGTGTAACTATTTTTGTTTTCCATTTTGGAACATATACAGTAGAATCAATTCTTAGTGTATCCCATTTAGTTTCTACTTTCGTAATAACTTTGGGTTCAGTAAAAGTATCTCCCCCACCACAAGATCGCATAAGGAAGATAACAATTAATAATACTACAATAAGTAGTGTTTGGATATTTTTAAAGAAGTCCTTCAAGTTCTTTTTTAATTTTAGTTAACTCTCTTAAACGATTAGTTAACCTTTCTTTTTCAGCACCATCAGCATTTTTCCATTTTTTAACTACTGATTTCATTTCTTTAGTAGTTTGTTGGAGTTTAGTAGCTATAGTAGATACAGAATCACCTTTTTTAGCTGCTGACATAGCTTTTTTATCCATATCATCTTCATCTTCCTCATTTAAAGGAGCATTCATCATTAATTCTTCAGCACGTTGTATTGCACTATCTATACCATTATAAAATTGATCATCACCTACTATATTATATGCTTTTTTTGATATATCTTGAAGTTGAGTTAAAATTATATTTATGTCTGAGGCTTTTCCAAGAGACCAAGTACCTTCTGATAAAGAATCTCCTAAATCATCTCTATGGCCCTTAGTTGCTTCTAATTCTTTGTTTAAATCAGCTTGGGCATTAATATCCTCTTGATCTGCTTCAGCAAGGATTTCTAAAATTTCTTCTTTAATGGTATCTTTTAATTCTGATTTTTTCATTATAGTATATTTTTGTTATAAATATCACAAAGAAATTGCTTGTTTAATTAATTTTATACGTTCTTCTGTTGAACCACTAATTTCAACTAGATTTTTAATCCTATGTCTATATTTAGTAATCAATAGTTGAATTTCTTCATCTATCTTTTTTCTATAATCAGCATTGGTTTCTCTAATACCATTATCTTCAATTTCTACACCTTCAGGAGATACATAAAATATGTAATCATATTCCTCTAACATATAAGATGCAAATTTACAAAAATCTTCTGCTTCAAAATAATACATAGATTCAGAACATTTAGCAAATGCCATTACATCAATAATTGTTCTATCTGTAATGATGTTTTCTTCCATCAATTCACTAGCTCTTTCAGCTAAAAATACTGATTGTCCTTTTACAGTTGAGTCTGTATTTAATGGAATACCCATTGCCATTAATTCTTTAGAACGTTCTGTTCTAGTAATATATTCCTTAAATTCAGGTAATTCTTTTAACGCATTAACTAACGTTGTTTTACCTACACTCATTGTACCACATAAACCTATTTTCATAACTTATTGATTTAATCTTTCACTCCCAAGCATGTATCTTAAAACATTTTCGGGAATGCCTGAATTTGTTAAACTATCTAATTTTGCTAATGCTTGTGTTATATCATAAGCTATAATAGGAATTTCTTTAATTTTTCCGCTTTCAACATATTTACATTGGTATAGTAAATTATTTTTAATTTTAGATGTTCCAATTAGTTTAATTTCTAATACTGCTGTATCTCTTTCAATTGTAACTAAATCAACAAGTAATTCTTTTTCTTCTTTTTTATATTTTTTTCTAATCATGATTAAAAAGGTAAATTTATTGGATCTAACTGGGAAGATCCTTTCCCTATTCTATAACTATCACTATCAAAATGTTGAGTTGATACCTCAAATATACAACTTCCTTCTTCAAGAGCCAACATTTGGTGGGGTTGTCCTGGCATTAGATGTATACAATCTCCTTCTTTAACTTCAACAGCATGTTGTTCAGCTGTTTCTGTGTCAATGTATTTGTATAAAAATTTTCCTTTAGAAATATACCATGCTTCATCTTTTAATAAATGGTAATGCATTGAAAAAGATTTATCTTTTTTAAATACTAATAATTTACCACAATAAAGCTCATTATTAATAATCCATAACTCATGACCCCATGCTTTTTTATGAATTTCACCTTTATAAGGCATTGCTTGTAACGTATGTTCTCTCATTAGAATCGATTAGTTTTAGGCCCTGATTGTTTATACCAAGGTAATCCTTCTCTTTCACTCATTATTTCTTTAAATGTTTCTTCAGTATACTCAATACCTCCTAAATAGTATGATTTTTTCCAGGGTGAGTCTTTTTTCAAAGGAACAATAGCGGGGGCATCATATCTATGATGTTTGAAATGTTCTTCACCTTCCATTTTAATTAAATAATGTCTTGCTCCTTGATATTTAATAACTTTTTCTTCGTATAATTTATCACTCATAACTTTATTTTTATTTATTTAATTTATTTTGAAATTTCATAAATGATCCTTCTTTATCATTAGTTAAACCCCCCACAGTGTGGATTTTATTATCTTCTTCTGACCACGGTCCTGGTTGATCTACTTGTTCTAAGAATGCTTGTACTTCTGGGTCTTCAAATGGATTTTCATCTTCTATACATTGTAATATCCATTCTGCAACATATGTTCCTTGTGCTCCTGATACTGTAATACCTCTCGCGCTTAATGCATCACCCACAAAATGAACATTGTTATAGTCAATTAATGCTAATGTATCATAATCAACTAAGGGTTCAGGTGAAAGATATTTTACTTCAGGTACATAAATACCCCAATCATCTTTAAGTGTTGGGAATACTTTTTTCATATCTTCAATAAAGTCTTCTATATAATCATAGTAACCCTGGAATGCATCTTTAACTCGGTCTAATGATTCAATAGGCATAGCATCAACTTTTATACCTTCACTTGTCATTCCTGCTTCACGAGTAGGTGAATAATATAGACCTGTGTGAGTTTTTCTTCTAAATCTACCTTGACCTGTACTGTTATCAAACCAGGTTTCATTTACAGCTTTAACTAAATCTCTAGACCATTTAAATGGTTCTTCAATACCTTGAATTTCCATCAAGATACCAAAATTGGTCATATTATTTCTATGTTCTTCTCCTTTTTTGGCGTGTCCGTTGTAGCTAACATCTCCATACGTTTCTTCAACGGCAACATAAGCTGCGTTGTTGTTAGTACAGAAGGAACGTAGTGATACTCCTTTGTCTTCGAATTTACGATACAATTTAAAAT